AAGTTCAACAACTTTACAAAGGTGAAACATACACATTACAAATTGATTCACATATGAGATTTGTTAAGGATTGGGACGATATCCTTATCAAAATGATAAAGGGGTTACAGAAGGACGGTTATAAAAAGCCTCTACTTACGGGCTACGTTCCTTCTTTTGACCCCGATAACGACCCAGCGGGAAGAGCAACAGATGCTTGGAGAATGGCGTTTGACCGTTTCATCCCTGAGGGTGCGGTATTTTTCTTACCTGAAACAATTCCAGGTTGGAGAGAAATGAAGAAACCTGTAACCGCAAGATTCTACTCGGCTCACTTCTGTTTTACATTAGGACAATTTTCAACTGAAGTTCAACACAACCCTGAATATTACTTCCACGGTGAAGAGATTTCAATTGCCGCAAGAGCGTACACTTGGGGTTATGATTTATTTCATACACACATTCCTGTTGTTTACCATGAATACACTCGTAAGGGTAGAACAAAACAATGGGATGATGATAAAACTTGGGGACAAAAAAATAGTCACTCACACTTAACAAATAGAAAACTATTTGGTATGGATGGTGAAACTCAAGAAGGTCATGATGGCCCTTATGGTTTTGGTCCTGTTAGAACTTTAACAGAGTATGAAAAATATGCAGGTATTCTTTTTTCAAAAAGAGCCATTGACAAATATACTTTAGATAAAAACTATCCTCCAAATCCATATAACTTTGAAACTGAAGAAGAATGGAGAGCAAGTTTCTGTATGATGTTCAAACATTGTATTGATATTGGATATTCTCAAGTTCCTGAAACAGATTATGATTTTTGGGTTGTTGCATTCCACGGCAAAGATGATAAAACATTATTCCGTAAAGATGCCGACAAAAATGAAATTGCTGGTTTCATGAGAGACCCTGACAAATATTGTAAAGTATGGAGAGAATTCCAAACTGATGAATTACCTTCACATTGGGTGGTTTGGCCTCACTCAGAATCAAAAGGATGGTGTGATAGAATCACAGGTCAATTAACCCACAATACAGTTAGCTAATATGATTGAAATATATGATGGGTTTGAACCAAGTTTAGATGGAGGTCATTTTTCAACGTACAAAAAAAATTTAGGTAATAAACTTTTTATTTATGCTGGATGTAAAATAATTGCGGATATATTAAATTATGATTTAATATCACCCGATACTGCATTAGTTAGAAGGGAGAATAATGAAACAGGTACATACGAGGACCAAATATTCCCATTTAAAAGTGTTTTAGGTAGACAAAGGGTTGATAATCCAACAAAGGTTATTAGTGACCATGACATTATTTCATTTCAATCCATAGAAAATTTAATTAAACATTTTCCAAATCATAAGTTTGTAAATCAATGTTATTTTTCAAAATATGATTATATAAAACCATATAAAGATATGGTTAAAGAATATTTTAAATTATTAGTAAAACCAAAAAGAGAAACAAATGACATGGTCATAATGTTAAGAAATAGTAGACTTGATGGAAGTTTTGTGTTACCCGATGAATACTATTTAAACATTTTAGAAAAAGAAACTTTTGATAATTTATACATTAGTTTGGACCATGTTGATAGACATCAATCATTATTAAAAAAATTGGAGGTTTATAACCCAAAATTTATTAATGAAAAAATCTTAGAGTTGTTTTCTGAAATAACCTCATTTAATAAAATTATTGCAGCTCAAGGGACATTTTCATTTTGGGCTTGTTTTTTATCAAATGCCGACAAAATATATTGGGCAATAACTAATGATGGTCCAAATTCAGGTAAAAATTCTGATAAAGCAGTTTTCAAAGATTATGTTAATTTAATTGTGGATGATGAGCCAAGATATGAATTTATAAACGTACCTAACATTTATCAAAGATGAAACCAATAGTATCATTTTCATTATTTGGTACCGAACCAAAATATTATGTCGGTGCTGAAAAAAATATTACAGAAATAAAACAACTCTTACCTGATTGGGAAGTTAGAATTTATTACCACGAAAATATGATTTTAGATGGTAAAGTAGAACATTTAACCAATTTAGGTGGTACATTAATAAATGTTAAAGATATTGTTTTAGGGGATAAAGAATCTATCCATTATCCATTCTTTTGGCGGTTTTTAGCTTTCTTTGAGAATACCCCATCAATAGTTAGAGATTTAGATAGTAGGTTTAGTGACCGAGAAGTTCAATACATTAATCAATGGATGAACAGTGAACGTGATTATTTTATTATCAGAGACCATCCGTGGCAAGCACCTGTACCAAGTGGATTGTTCGGTATTAAAAAGTTTATTGGTGAGTTTAAAGACCACTTTATAAACTTTGTAAATAACGAAGATTTAAGATGGGGGGCAGACCAAGAAATACTTAGAATTTACATGGAACAAATAAATAAAGAAAATGTGTTTTATTGTGGATATGATGATAGAACAAACTATATTCCAAGAGACAATAAAAACTTTTTTATTGGTATGCAAATGGATGAAAATGACAACCCAACCGACCCAAGTGGTATTAAATGTTTACAACATATAAACGAAATTAATTTATAATATGAAATACTGTTTTACAACACTAGCAGTAGGAGAACCCTACGAATCAAGAACTATAGAGTTTTTTAAAAATTTATCAGAAAAAACTGAAAATTGTGATTTTTTTATCGCAACAAATAATCCTGAGTTTCCATCCGAACTTGGTGAAAGAATAAAAGTTTATCAAATTAATCAAGATAATCTACATGACTCAAGAGGTGGATTTAGTTTTCATTTAAATCTTAAATGTCTTTCATTAAAACATATGATGTTATATGAAAAGAAAATGTTACAAGAAAATCCAGAATTTAAAAAATACGATTATGTTATTTTTACTGATGGTGATTGGATTGTTTATGATGAGTTTTCGGAAGAAAAAATATTAAACATGTTAAATTACATGGAAAGAGAAAATATTGATTTTGCATTTGAAAGACCAGCATGTATCGGTGATAGTAGAAAAAATCCTGAACAAAGTTTTTTCCGAGATAAAATCTATGACTATGATATTTTAGAATATGATAAATGGGATGACGCTCATGTAGTTAACGAACAATTTTTAGTTTTTAAAAATAATCATAAATTCAGATTTTTTGTTAACAGATGGGAACAGTTTTTATGGTATAGTATTAAAAACGATATCAGAAATTATCCTGACGGATTTGAAATTGGTGTTTCAGCTTTAGAAGCTGGAATGAAATGGAATTACAATGGAGTATTCAATCATTTCCTACCTAAATGTTTTGCATTTTACACTAAAAATGACGTTTTCCACATTAGATTTTAATTAAATACACACTATGTCACACAAAGAACAACAAGATTTCCTAACATATGTTAGAGACAAATTCCCAACTAAATTTGAGAATTGTAGAGTTTTAGATATCGGCTCATTAGATATCAACGGCAATAATAGATATTTGTTTACCAATTATGAATATATTGGATTAGATATCGGTGAAGGTAACAACGTAGATGTTGTTAGTAGAGGTCACGAATATAAAGATGAAAAACAATTTGATGTTATTGTATCATCAGAATGTTTTGAACATGATGAGTTTTGGGAGTTAACCATTAAAAACGGTATTGATTTATTAAAACCAAACGGAATATTCTTATTCACTTGTGCAACAACAGGAAGACCTGAGCACGGAACAAAAAGAACATCACCGAGCGATAGTCCATTTACATCTAGTTTAGAAAATGATTACTATAGAAACTTGGAAGAAAAAGATATTAGACAATCAATTAATGTTGATGAAATATTTTCTGAATATGAATTTCAAAATAGATTAACTTGGCCTCAAGATTTATATTTTTGGGGAATTAAAAAATAAATATGAACGCAGTTATTACCACATCATTGAATAGTGGGTTAGGTGATATGTATTTAGGTATTTATCAAATCTACTATCTACAAGAAGAATTAAAAAGAATTGGTTATCAAGTTAAAACAATAATCAATTTAGGTCGTAGTCCTTATAAGGTTTACGGTGAAGATAGAAGTATTTTTAAACGAATTTTTAAATTAGATTTATTAGATAATTTAGAAATTGTGTTAAATAATATTGGTGTGGTTAACGATAAATTACAAAAAACTTTAACGGAGGCTTACAAGTATGAACATATTCATACGGTATTTGTTGACTCATTAGTTGATGAGTTTAATGATATTAAACACATAAAACATTCTTGGTATTATAGGGATGATTTACCTAAAATTAATTTATTGAGTGATGAAGTAACAGAATTTTGTGAAATGAAATCTAAAGAACTTAAAGAAGGTTATGTTGGATTACATTACAGGATTTTTTCATCAGACAATGAAGATAATATTGAATCTGATTTAGAAACTTATAAATCAACAATTAACAATATTTTAGAAGAAAATAGTGATAAGGTTGTTTTTGTTTCAACAAATAAAAATTTAGTTAAAGAATATTTGAAAAATAGTGATTATACCAATTACCATATTAACACATTTGTTTTTCCTAATGTGCATGATAGTATTAGAGAATTAAAAATTACTGATGATGAGTTGTTTGAAATTTTAAAAGAGACTTTGTGTGATATGTACTTGTTATCTAAATGTGAAAAAGTATACCGAATATCTAATTGGTTTTCAGCATTTTTATCATTCTCCTGTTTATATAATCAAACAAATATTTCAAATAAACTCAGGTATTATCCTGAATACCCAATAGTACCACTTTAAAATTATAATACATGAACTTTTATTCACAAATCGGTCAAGACAGACTTGTCTTAAAATATTTAAAAAACAAAAAAAACGGAACCTTTGTTGATATCGGTTGCGGATTCCCTAAACATATTAACAACACTTATTTGTTAGAAACTGAATTTGATTGGGACGGTGTTTCAGTTGATTTAATTACGTATTCAGAACAAGATGGGTTAACATGGAATGACTTTAGAAAAACAAAATTAGTGTTAAATGACGCTTTAACCATAAATTATTCAACACTATTTAAAGAAAGTAATTTACCAATTAATATTGATTATTTAAGTATGGATTTAGAACCACCTGACTTATCTTTGGAATGTTTGTATAAAATACCGTTTGATGAATATCAATTTAATATTATAACTTTTGAAGTTGATAATAATAGAGAAGGGGATGAAAATAGAATAAATAAAAGTAGAGAGTTTTTAACATCAAAAGGGTATACTTTAATTGGTTCATTATGTAGTGGACAAGATGATGTTTATTTACACAACTCATTAATTGGATTAACAAATGAATTTCAATTTGTTGATGATGAAATAATTTGGACTAAACGTTAATTAAAAATGAAATCAAAAATAGTAACAGCATACTGGATGGATGCTAACGGATATCCATTTCAAGGTTCAGGGGTTGTTAGAAAACCAAGATATATTGGTTCTCTAATTGCGCACTGTAAAAATATTAATTTACCTGTTGTTTGTTATACACACAGTAGAAATTTACAGGAACTTCAAGATGTTAAATCAAAATACGAATTAAATAACTTAGAAATTAAAGTTCTTGAATTAACTGAAATTAAATTACACCCTAAAATCAATGAGGTTAGAGAACGTAATTTTAATACTGATTTAGACGGTAGAGGTCCTGAAATTATGTGGGGTAAATTTGATGTATTAGAAAAAGAGTTAGATGGGTTTGATAATGTGTATTGGGTTGATTGTGGGTTACAACATCCTGGTATATTTCCTTGGAGATATTGTAAACAATATAATACTCTTGAATCCCACAAAAACTTATCAACTCCATGGTGGTCGGAGTATGATTCATATAATTTTGGGTCGTTATTTAATACTGAAATATTCAATAAATTAAATGGTGTGTGTAGTGATAAAATAAGTTTATTAACATCATTATCACCACAAATTTCATATCCATTTTATAGTAAAAATATGATTGACTATAATATAACATCACCTTACCCTGTAGGTGGTTTAATTGGAGGTAATGTAAAAGTATTAAAAAAATTTATTGATTTGTATTGGGACTTTGCTAAAATTGTATTAGATAATGATTTTATTTGTACTGAGGAAGGAATTATGAAAATAGTTTATGATAAAATGGATTCAAGTGAAGTTGTCAATCTTACTTTTTCCGCATATGCCTCAGGGGAGCACGATGATTACCATTTTAATATGTGGGATATAAATTCAAATACTCTAAAACCATTATATATGGTTTGGAATGACATTTTAAATTTTTAATATGAGTATAACATTAGTAACAGGACTTTGGAATATTAAAAGAGATGAACTAACTCAAGGATGGTCTCGTTCATTTCAACATTATTTAGACAAATTTGAACAACTTTTAAAGGTTGATAACCCAATGATTATATTTGGGGATTCAGAATTAAAATCTTTTGTGTTTGAACGTAGAAGTAAAGATAACACTTTATTCATTTATCGTAGTCAAGATTGGTTTAAAAATGAATTTTATGATAAAATTCAAGAAATAAGAACAAATCCTGATTGGTTTAATCTTGCTGGTTGGTTATCAGAATCAACCCAAGCAAAATTAGAAATGTATAATCCTTTGGTTATGTCTAAAATGTTTCTATTAAATGATGCCAAAATTATGGACCCATTTAATTCTGAGATGATGTTTTGGATTGATGCAGGATTAACAAATACAGTTCATCCTGGTTATTTCACTCACGATAAAGTTTTAGAAAAATTACCAAAATACATTTCAAAATTTTCGTTTGTTTGTTTTCCTTACGAAGCAAATAATGAAATACATGGATTTGAATTTAATAAATTAAATTCTATTGCAGGTTCAAAAGTTAATAAAGTTGCTAGAGGTGGATTTTTTGGCGGACCTAAACATACGATAGGTGATATGAATGGGATTTATTATAACCTACTAAAAAACACATTAGAAGAAGGTTATATGGGTACTGAAGAATCTATTTTCAGTATTATGTGTTATACCCAACCAGATTTAATTAATTATTTTGAAATAGAATCAAACGGATTGTTTGGTAAGTTTTTTGAAGATTTGAAAGATGACCAATTAAAACCAAAATCTGAAAGTGCTCAACAAGTCACGGTTAATAATTTAGACACCAATAAAGTTGGTTTATATGTTATTACATTTAATAGTCCAAATCAGTTTAGAACTTTAATTGAGTCAATGATTGCTTATGATAGAGACTACATCTATAAAACTAAAAAGTTTTTACTTGATAACTCATCAGATGAATCAACATTTAAAGAATATGCCGAACTTTGTGAAGAATTTGATTTTGAACATATTAAGAAAGATAATTTGGGTATTTGTGGTGGTCGTCAATTTATTGCAGAACATTTTCAAAACGAAACTGACTTAGATTTTTATTTGTTTTTTGAGGATGATATGTTCTTTTACCCACATGAAGGTAAAGTATGTAAAAATGGATTTAACAGATATGTTCCAAATCTTTATTCAAAAACTCTACAAATTGTTAAAAAAGAAAATTTTGATTTTTTAAAACTCAACTTTAGTGAATTTTTTGGTGATAATGGAACACAATGGTCATGGTATAATGTTCCACAAAATATTAGACAAAAATATTGGCCTGGTAAAAACCGACTTCCTGAACAAGGATTAGACCCAAATGCCCCAAAAGCAGTTTATGATTCGGTGAGAAGTTACCAAGGAGTACCATATGTGACAGGTGAAGTTTATTATTGCAATTGGCCTCAAATCGTTAGTAGAACGGGTAATCAAAAAATGTTTTTAGACACAACATGGGGACATCCTTTTGAACAGACATGGATGAGTCATATGTATCAATTAGTTAAAGAAGGTGAATTATATCCTGGATTATTACTTATGACACCAACTGAACACGATAGATTTGACCATTATGAAAGAAGTTTAAGAAAAGAGTCATAACAATATATTTATTGTTATGGAATTTTACATAAAACAAAACGCAACTCTTCCTGTATTAAAAATGCAGGTTGTTAAAGATGGTAGAGCTGGGTTTCTACAACTAATGGAAGATTTGGCGGTTTCTACAATCTTTTTTACAATGATAGATGTGGAGACAGGAATTCCTAAAATAGTTTCGGCTCCTTGTGGTATAGTACCTTTAATCTTACCTGTTGGCGCCGCCCCCGAATATTACGTATATTTTCAATTTAAAGCAAGAGATACAAATACACCTGGTAGATACCAAGGTCAATTCTTAATTAAAAATGATGAAGGTAATCTAATCTTACCAATCAGAGAAGAATTATACATTAACATACAAGAAAGTTTTATTTCAGAAACTGCGTGTTGTTAATTTGATTAGTCAATTTTTTATTGTATATTTACAACAGAAGGTAAATTTCACGATGGTGTGAAAGCTAATAAACCAACTGTATAAATTATGATATCTAACGAAGAAATTGAATCGTTCTTACACGGGAACGACCCCGAAGAATTTATAGTCGCTATTGAGTACGACTATCGTGAAAACTGCATTTACAAAATTAAAGAGATTCCTGGTAAAGGAAAAGAAATCCGTAAGGATACATTTACACCATTTGCTTGGGTAGGTGACCTACGTGGTATTAACTTTTACGGTAACTCAAAAGCCGCTCAGAAAGAAGCCATGACCAAACATGGTATTATGATTGACAAATTGGAAACCCATGGTAATGAAAGATTACAAAATGGTATGACCTTTATGGTGAAATCACTTAAAGGGTATAGAGAACTTATCCAATTCTTTAGAGAAGGTGGTTGTGACCCATGGGGTGAAAAAACAAAAGACAAAGTAATGGTTCTACCTCCTGTAGAACAATATTTAATATCCAAAGAAAAAAGATTATTTAAAGGGTTTGAAAACTATGAAGAGGTAACCAGACTTGTATATGACTTAGAGACGACCGCTCTTGAACCAAAGGACGGTCGTATCTTCATGATTGGAATTAAAACAAATAAGGGATATCACCGAGTTATTGAGTGTATGGATGAGGCAGAAGAAAAGAATGCTATCATTGAATTCTTCAAGGTAATTAACGAATTAAAACCAAGTATAATTGGTGGGTATAATTCGGCAAACTTTGATTGGCATTGGATTTTTGAAAGATGTAACATATTGGGAATTGACCCAAAGAAGATTTGTAAATCGTTACATCCTGACCATTCATTCACAAGAAAAGATAGTATGTTGAAACTTGCAAATGAAGTTGAGACATTTACTCAGACCTCAATTTGGGGATACAATGTAATTGATATTATCCATGCGGTTCGTAGAGCTCAGGCAATCAACTCAAGTATTAAATCTGCGGGTTTGAAATACATCACCCAATATATTAATGCAGAAGCCCCTGACCGTGTTTACATTGACCACTTAGATATTGGACCATTCTATACAAAGAAAGAAGATTTTTGGTTAAACATTAAAAACGGTAACTACAAGAAAGTTGGTGTAGATTCTAAGATTGATGAAATATGTGAAAAACGTAATGACATCTATAATAAAATTAGTGGTGACAAATTAGTTGAGATGTATCTTGACGATGACTTGGATGAAACCCTAAAGGTTGACCAAGAGTTTAATCAAGGTTCGTTCTTGTTGGCTGCGATGATTCCAACAACATATGAAAGGGTTTCAACTATGGGTACCGCAACATTATGGAAAATGTTGATGTTGGCTTGGTCTTATAAACATGGACTTGCAATACCAGCTAAACAAGGTAAGACAGACTTCGTAGGAGGTCTCTCACGACTACTTAAGGTTGGTTACTCTAAAGATGTACTCAAACTTGACTTCTCGTCTCTATACCCATCTATTCAGCTCGTACACGATGTATTTCCTGACTGTGATGTAACAGGTGCAATGAAAGGAATGTTAAAATGGTTCCGTGATACTCGTATCAGATACAAAGAACTTGCTGAAGAGTTTTATGAATCAGACCGTAAGAAATCTGAATCATATGGTAATAAACAATTACCGATTAAAATCTTCATCAACTCCATGTTTGGAGCGTTGTCGGCACCACAGGTTTATGCTTGGGGTGACATGTATATGGGAGAACAGATTACTTGTACAGGTAGACAATATCGTCGTCAAATGATTAAGTTCTTTATGACTAAAGGTTATGTTCCATTGGTAATGGATACGGATGGTGTGAACTTTTCAACTCCGACTGATGCTAAAGACCGAGTTTATGTTGGACGTGGATTGAATTGGAAAGTTAAATTGGGTAAAGAATACTATGGTCCTGAAGCTGATGTTGCTGAGTATAACGATATTTTCATGAGAGGTGAGATGGCATTAGATACAGATGGGGTATGGCCTTCGTGTATTAACTTGGCTCGTAAAAACTATGCCGTTATGGACGCCAAAGGTAAAATCAAACTTACAGGTAATAGTATCAAGTCAAAGAAACTCCCTCTTTATATTGAGGAGTTCTTAGATAAAGGAGTTAAAATGTTACTTCAAGGTGATGGCAAATCATTTGTGGAATATTATTACGAATACATACAAAAAATATTTGACAAACAAATCCCGTTAAGTAAGATTGCCCAACGTGCTAAAGTTAAATTAAGTATGGATGATTATAAAAAACGTCTAACTGAAAAAACTAAATCAGGTAATAGTATGAGTCGTATGGCTCATATGGAACTTGCGTTACAGGCAAACTTAAATGTGAGTTTGGGTGATGTTATTATGTATGTGAATAACGGTATTAAAGCATCTCATGGTGATGTTCAAAAGAAGGGTGACGGTGTTCAAATCAATTGTTATATGTTGGATAAAGACATTTTGGATAACGACCCTAATTTGACAGGTGATTACAATGTTCCAAGAGCAATAACAACATTTAATAAAAGGATTGAACCTTTATTGGTTTGTTTTAAAACTGAAGTTAGAGAAGGGTTAATTGTTACCGACCCTGAGAAAAGAGGTATCTTTACAACAGCACAATGTGAACTAATTAATGGTGAACCTTTTGAAGATGCGGACCAAGATAAATTAGAGGATGTTTTAGCAATAACAGATGCTGAAATGTCTTATTGGGAGAAACGAGGTTTGAATCCTGACTATATGTATGACTTAGCTGAAGAAGGTTGGCAAGAAAAGTTAGGAATTCTTGAGACCGTCTGAAGATAAAATATACCAATTACCCGAGCAGAATCTAAATTCAATACAAGCATATTTGTCGGCAACGATTTCATCGTAGTCTTCATCAATCTTACCCGTATCAGGTTTGATTATAATTCTTGTCATTGCTTTTACCACAACGTGGTCAGTTGTTTTAGAATCTAAAATAATTGTAGATTCTGCCACATTTCTTACAATAACACATTCTTCACCGTTAGTTCTGTATTCCCTTTCAGATACAATTGAAATTTCTGATGTTTCTAAAATTTCACCGTTGATTAATCTTGTAGATGGGATTGTTCTTATAATTGCCATAATATTAAATTACATATATTTGACGAGGCATTGCTCTGAACTTCATTTGTTTATTTAAGTTCTCGGCAATTAAGGCTTCTCTTTCCATAACTTTCTCAGGTCTTAATCTGGTTAACCAACCTTCAGCACCTGTAAGTTCCTCTATTAATTTTGTTTTTTCATCTTTACCCTCGGTCAACAAACTTGTGTAGTCCATGGTTAATTCTGAATCGGGAACTTTTAAGTTTCCACTATATTTTCCTCTAACCCTACCTAATGTTTCTTTAACGTAAGCGGTAAACCATCTTCTAACCCATTGTTGTGCGGGTACGTTTAAGTCAGACCAAGTAAGTTCCTCTAATGGAACATCGTTTGGTGATTTAATTACATCAGGGTTATTTTTTAAACAGTCTGCTCTACTATCAGGTGTTACATCGTAATACCAATACCAAACAGCTTTACCTACGTATTGACTATAATTCCCCCAGTTAAAACTATTACCAGGTGCATTGTATAATTGTAAATCTTTTTTACCGTCAGGTAATGCTGTAATTCTATAAGTTAAAGAACCACCAAGGATTCTGTTTAATATATTTGCTTCTTGCATTCTTATTAGATAGTCAAACCCTGACATCATAAAATAAGAACCTTGATATCCCATTTGAGCAAAACCAGCCTCATTGGCACCAAGTCCAACACCACCAAATCCACCAATACCACCCATACCAAATGCGGTAATAGGTTGGTTACTAAACCACAACACTTCGTTGATTTCACGACCTGCAGGAATTTCGTAGTTTTGTTTGTTCTCTTCAAGAATGATATAATCTTTCTTTAATACCCAAGGACCTTCGGCTTGTAAACCAACAATTTTTGAATACGAATACGAAAACTGTTGTTCAAAATCCATTGTTCTTGTAATCAATGCTCTTGAAACAGACTTTTCAGTCATATTCAAGTTAACCAAGTTAACCCATTGACTATCAATCAACCAATTTAAAATGTATTGTTCATAATCTTGAATAGAAAGTTCCATTAAAGAATCCATCATTTCATCTTCAATTTCAACACTTCTAATTGGGGCTCCCAATAAGTGTTTAACTCTCGTATAAATTTTTGACCTTTCTGGTTCTGGTATTACTGACATATCTAATAAATATCAATTAGTTTATTATTGTATATTGTACATTAGTGAATCCACAGGAAACACAAAATTACCTCTAACAATTTTAGGTTTCTTATTAAATATCAAAACATTCTTACCTTTTTGAAAAATCATTAGGTCTGTGTTATAAATCTTAACACTTGCCGTACCCTCTAAAGTAATTCCGTTTTCACCAATAATCATATTTCTAAATGGTTTAATTTGACCTGTTAAAACTTCACCGTCTTTTGTAATCTCTAAATCAACACCTTGTATTGCGTCTCTTTTGTTTCCTAATTCACCAATCACTTCAATCTTAACATCTTTTCCAAAATGTCTTTTTAGAATTGATGCGGTAATTTCTTCTCGTTTTGAACCAGCCTTATCTTTTTCAGTTAAAGTTCTTAAGAGGTTGTGAAGAGTTAAACTATCCTTATCAAAGATTCTATATTTGAAGTGGTCAATTGCCTTAATAAACCTTTCAACTTCTTTCTTTTGTTCTGCAGGCTTTTTATCCATAAAACTAATTGGTTGTTTACCTGGCATTTTTGAAATAACCTGATTTAAATCTTTTAATAAAATACAAAACGATGTATAGTTCGTGTTTAATTTATTAATAACTGACCTACCTGGACCTTCAAGGTCATAAACACCAGGTAGTTGGTCATTTTCAGGTTTTACTATATAGTTTTCAGGGAAAACATCTTTCATGATTTTATTAATACCATTCATATAAGTCCATTTAACATCTGAATTTACGTTGAATAACATTCTATAAAATTCATTTTCAGATTGAGAACACATTTCAGATTTACCTTCACTCAAAACTTGTTTCATTTTTGTTGATTCGGTTAATTTGGTTTCAACTCTCATTTCATACATCTTGGTAACAAAGTCCCAATTAACTACTTTCCAAAAGTTTGTAATGTATTCATCTCTTTTGTTTCTATACTTTAGATAGTAAGCGTGTTCCCACAAATCTAATCCGAGTAACGGAAATCCCCCACCTTCAATCACATTCATTAATGGATTGTCTTGGTTTGGAGTTGACATAATTTTTAATGTATTATTTGATGTCAGAATTAACCACACCCAACCTGAACCAAAACGGTCTTTGGCTTGTTTTTCAAATTCTTTTTTAAAGTTGGTGAATGTACCCCATTGTTTGGTTATCTTTTTATAAAGTTCACCGTCAAGTTTTTTAGGGTCGGGGGTCAACATGTTCCAAAACAATGCGTGGTTAAATGCCCCACCTGCGTTGTTTCTTATTGTCTTATCAAAACGACTGATGGTCTTGATAATTTTTTCTAAATCTAAATCTCCGTATTTCTTTTTAGCCAATGCGTCGTTTAGTTTATCCACGTACCCTTTATAATGTTTATTATAATGAAAGTTCATTGTCTCTGGGTCAATAAACTGTTTGAGGGCTGTATAGGAGTAAGGTAACTTTTCTATTCCTATTTTTTTCATTTCGGTAATCAACAACTCTTTTTCTTGGTTAACGTGGTTTTCAAGTATTTGGTTTTCTAGTTGTTGGATTTTCTCTTGTGTTTTTTTCATAAATTTGGATTATCCGTTGTATATAAATAATCCGTAGTTGCTTAATTTCGCAGATTATTAATTCTTTGTAGGATTTCTTCTGCTGCGTCGGCGGGGTGTTGGTCATCTCCCATTACTGTTGCAATGACTTGTTTTTTGTTGTTTAGGATATCGTAGATGATTCCTTCTATTGTATTTTCAAAGATTGGGTAATAAACCAAAACATTATTCTTTTGTCCGTAACGATAAGCTCGGTCTTCTGATTGGGCGTGGTCTGAAGGTAAAAATGACAAGTCATTCATAATAACCGCTTCCGCGGCGGTTAATGTAATACCAACACCAGCTGCTTTAATATTACCAACAAAAACTTTAACTTTTGGATTGTCTTGGAATTGGTCAACTGAATGTTGACGTTCAGGTTTTGACATTGAACCATCAAGTTTAACCGCTGCCTTTCCAAAATGTTCGGTAATTTTATTTAAAGAATCGGTAAAGTTACAGAATATGATAACTTTTTTATCTTGTTCTAAAATGTTCTCAGCAAGTTCAATTGTCTGAGCAATTTTTTCATCGGCAATGATTTGTCTAACTTTTGTAAGTTTTGAGAATTGAACGGTTAACGATTTTGATTCCTCAGGATTCTTGTCGTACCAATCGTAATACTCTCCCATCACTTCCTCATATTGTTTTGATTTTAATCTCAAATAAACGGGGGTGATAATCTTGTCAGGTAAATCAAGAACATTTTCTTTTAATCGTCTTAAAGTTAAACCTAAAGTTCTGTCCCTTAATTCTTCAAGGTTTGATGCTCCAGTTACATTCCAAACTTTTCTACCACCAACATTAAATTGATAACCCGCACAATATCTGATAGCGTAAGCCATCCAATTCTTTGCAACGGGTGAGTCAATTAAACTTAATAGGTTGAAATAATCAATTGGTCTTGATGTCATTGGGGTACCCGTTAACAACCAAAGTCTTTCGGTTTTTTTAACAATGTCGTTAATTAATTTTGTTCTTTGAGCTGTAGCATTCTTAATATAGTGTGCCTCATCAACAATAACCAAATCAAAATTGGCAGTAAGAACTTGCGACTCATCTTTCTTTTTAGGGTCATGGAAGTTTTTTATTATATCGTAATTTGTAATAACAAAATCTGCATCGGTACTAAAGTTTTTACCTTCCGCAATATAAATTGTTTTATCTGAATAGTTTTCAATCTCACGTTTCCAGTTAATCTTCAAAGTCGCAGGACAAATAATTAATACTTTTTTTGAACCTGATTCTAACGCGGCAATAATCGTTGAGGTTGTTTTACCAAGACCCATATCATCTGCCAAGATAAACTTTTTATTTTCAACTAATTTTTGGATTGCTTCTTTTTGGTGTTCAAGTGGTGGACGATGAGAATATTTTGAATAATCAATGACAACATCTTTAACCGTGTTGTCTTTAATGATTGCCGCTTTTGGTAACCAAAAATCGTGAAGTTCTTCATTATCAAAAACTTTACCCCAAATATGGTATGCCTTTTCTTTATCCGCTAATAACTTTTCAACCCAAACTTTTTGTGGTATTTCGGTGTATAGTTTATCGTCAGCCAATTTCTGGGCAAAATAGGCATCAAGAATCACCCACTTCTTGGCAACCTTTGGTTGCTTGTTGTGGAATGATACAATATATTCCGATTGGCTTCTTGTAGGATAGAATTTTTTGTTAATCTGTGATTTACGTTTTAATTCTAAAAGATAGTTATTACCACCATCATAGGTCTCAAGAATCGCCATCGCTTTTGACTCCAAACTTATTTCCATTCTTTTTTAATAAAAGTTTGTATTAAATATAGTTGAAGTTTGAGTATTTATCAATATATGCAGAAATTAGTTCCAATTACAAGATTAGGTAAGTTCTTTGGCGGAGAAGATTACGCCTTGGACACTAGTATGGGTCAAGAGTGGTTAGAAGGTGATATGAATTTCACCGTTGTTTTATATCGTATTGACCGATATAAGACAAAGACTGATAGTGTATATGGTGAAGTTTTAGAAGATGGAGTACAGTTCTTAGCCCCTGTTGAATTAAAAGGTCTTGTCCAAGTTATGGCACCAACCAATAAATTATTGGGTAATTCTAGAGTTGAACAACAAGAGCCAGGTAATATGAAATTCTCATTGTACCAAAAACAACTTGATGATTTAGGGGTTGAAATATTCATGGGTGATTACCTTGGTTATTATGAAACTGAAGACCGAGTTAGATACTATACGGTTAGTGATGACGGATACGTAAGGTCTGACAATAAACACACATATGCAGGATATAAACCATTCTATAGAACGGTTGTTGCAACATATGTTAGTGAAAACGAATTTAAAGGAATTTAATGAAAGTTGTTATAACAGAATCACAATTTGATTCTTTATTTATCGGTAAAAAAGTTATGGTGTATTATAATTTACACAAACATACTTTTTCGGTAACATACGATAGTAAAGTAATTATGTATGCAGATTATGTTAAATTGGGTGATGTTGAATTTAGAGTTAGAAAAGGTGGTAAAGAAAGAGTTCGTTCGGAAAAATCAAAAAACGTTCACGCTTTTGTTATTGGAAAGTTATTAGATTATTGTGAATACCCTTGTGAAGATATGCCATCATCTTCTTCAGATAAAGTTGTAACTTATAACCCATACAAACACGACACGTTTGTATTTAAAAATACGGAAGAGCCTGTTTATCGTGCACAAGAAGTTGACATGATAAACTCAAAAGATAAACTATTTGTTGTAAAATAAAACAATGCCATTACCAAGAACCATAGTTAAACCAACATTGCCGTTAGTCCCAAAAAAAGAACTATCTGCTCGTAGAGAACAACTATTAGAGTATATTAAAGAAGATGGAACTTATTTACCTAAGTCAGTATTACATGCCGATTTGGATAGGGGTATGTTGGATTTTGTTAAAACTGAATTAGAAGTTATTACTGCGGGTAAAATAGTACCAATGTTGGATATTATAATTACAACACAAAACTGGTCACAGTATTTAGAAACTTGGAAGTTTGTGGATTTAGATTATAACCCATCACCTCCATTTATTACGGTAGTTAGACAACCTGAAGTTAAGTATGGTACAAACCCATCACTTCAATATACAATTCCAAATAGAAAACAATTTTATTATGCTTCCGTTCCAACTTGGAATGGTAATGAACAAGGTATGGACATTTATACAATTCCACAACCTGTTCCTGTTGATATCAAATATAGTGTTAAAATTATTTGTAATAGAATGAGAGAACTTAACCAACTTAATAAAGTTGTTATGCAAACATTCTCATCAAGACAAGCATATACCTTTATTAAAGGTCAATATGTTCCAATCATTTTAGATAACGTTTCAGACGAATCTCAAATGACAATGGATGCAAGAAAATATTACGTTCAAAATTATGACTTCACAATGTTGGGTTATCTAATAGATGAGGATGAGTTTGAAGTTAAACCTGCAATTCAAAGAATCACACAATTAGTTGAAATTGATACCACAACAAGAAGACAAAAAATTGACAAGTATCCAAAAAATCCTGATGAGTTTCCTTCTGATTTTCTTTTTGTTTCGGGTAATACCACTTTAGTAGATATGATTGATTTTACTGCAAACATGTCTTTGGTTGGTACCGACAATATTGACACCTATGATGTTTACATTAACGATGATTATTATGGTAGTGATGTTTCATTAATTCAAATCACAACAAATGATATTTTAAGAATTGAAGTGACTAAAAATGATAATACCCAAGAATCAAAAATAACTTTTAATAATAAGCTAGTTTAATCTTCTCCGTATATATCTTTTTTTTCTTTACATTTTTCAATAATTAAATTTTCTAAAAACTTATAAATCTTAATTCCCCTCTTATCACAGTACTTTTTCAGTATATCGTGTGATTCAGGGGATATTTTTATATTCTTTATTTCTTTCTTTGTTTTCATGGTATGAAAAAAGGCAGAATTAATTCCTACCGTTTATAAATACTTACCCGAAAGTAAAGTTTTTTCATATAATAATGAATATTTATCAATAAAATAAATCTGTAACAGAATAATTTAATAATGGCAACAGCACAAGCAAATCAAAAAGTATTCGTATCACCAGGCGTATACACATCTGAAACCGACTTATCATTCGTAGCCCAAAGTGTGGGTGTAACGACTTTAGGTCTTGTTGGAGAAACTATAAAAGGTCCAGCATTCGAACCAGTATTCATAACAAATTATGATGAGTTCCAAGCTTATTTCGGGGGAACAGAACCCGTTAAGTTTTATAACACTCAAATACCAAAATATGAGGCGGCTTACATTGCTAAATCATATTTACAACAATCTAACCAATTGTTTGTAACCAGAGTTTTAGGTTTATCAGGTTATGACGCAGGTCCTTCTTGGACTATTAACGTTACCGCCAATGTAGACCCAACAACTATTGGAGACCCGTCAGTTGGTGTTGCATTTTCTGCAGGATTTACAGGTAGTTCAACAGGTAATACAATTACATTTACAGGTGGAACTTTACCTACTGAAGTTGGTGCTAATTTAAATGTACAATATAGATTACAAGATGGGTCAACATCAACATTACAAAATGACTTTAATACCTACTTGGATTCTATTATGGACTCACCATCAACATCTGCAACAACCGCAGTAATATATGGTGCAATTCCTGAATCAGATTATTTTAATGTAACAGGGGATTATAGTACTATTAGAAACCCATACGGTTGTGTAAACAATTTTGTTCAAAACGATTTAAGTGCAGGCTCAAACGATAGTTGGTATTATGCTAATTTTGAATTCCAAAATTATGATTCAACCACAAACAATTATACAGGTTATTCATTCTATTATGCTGTTTCTAATTTAGTATCTGGTGGTTCAGGTTCGTTTACAGGTACCATTACAGGTTATTCATATACTTTTACAGGAACTGCATATTCTGAATTTAATAACATGGTAATTGCTACGATTCGTTCAAGAGGTATTTCATTATACTCAAATAGTTCAACAAGTGACAATCACGGACCTGTTTATCAAGTTGGTATTGATTATGTTAATAATAACACTTGGGTTCCAAACAATTTACAAATGATAACAACTGGACAATATTCAGGAGTTACCAAATCACCATACGCACAATTTGCTTTATCAGGTTTAACTAAAGAAGGAACTGTGTTTGAATTAGAATCATCTTTATTAGCGTCTGATGCAAAATATATCACTAAAGTTTTAGGTGTTGATAATTTTGGTAAATCAAGATTTGATGTTCCAATTTATGTTGAGGAGGCTTATCAAGCATCTTTAAATTATGCATATAATCAAGGTTATATTCGTGGATTAAATCCTTCATTAATTGCATTACCTGACGCTAGAAGTGAAAATACTTCATCAATTGCATATAATTTAGAAAGATATCAATCACCTGAAACACCTTATTTAGTTTCAGAATTAAGAGGTAATAAAGTTTACAATTTATTTAAATTTATATCAATTTCTGATGGTGATGCTGCAAACACCGAAATTAAAGTTTCAATTGCTAACTTATCATACAATAATATGTCTTTTGATGTATTAATTAGAAATTTCTTTGACACAGATGCAAATCCTATTGTTATTGAAAAATTCACAAATTGTAACATGGACCCAGCTTCAAATAACTTTGTTGCTAAAAAGATTGGTTCTGCTAATGGAGAGTTTGCGTTAATATCAAGATACGTTATGATTCAATTGGCTGACGAATACCCAATTGATGCATTACCTTGTGGTTTCTATGGTTATACTCAAAGAGAATATCAAGATTATAATGTTTATCCTTCACCATATCCTAAATTTAAAACAAAATACTATTACCCTGGAGAAGTTATTGCTAACCCACCATTTGGTGCTGGAGCAGGCGGAGGAACAGTTGAATCTGCGGGTGATATTGTTAGAAGAAGCTATTTAGGTTTTTCAAGTCAATTTGGTATTGATGAATCTTTCTTAACTTACAAAGGTAAACAAACTCCATCAAATTGGATTTCAAATCCATTGGCTGAGGGTCAACGTTGGAACGTAATAAGTAAAGGTTTCCACATGGACTCAGGTGCTACGGTTGTAACAATTGGAGTAACTTCAATGTCAAGTGGAGAAACAGCATTTGAATGTGGTGTTGCTGAATTTAGAGAAGACCCAGGAACTCAAGAAAATCCTTACTACTTTATTTACTCAAGAAAATACACAGTATGTTTTGCGGGTGGATTTGACGGATGGGATATCTACAGAGAGTGGAGAACAAACGAAGATAGATTCCAACTAGGGGCTTCAGGTTATTTAGCAGGAGCATCACCATCTTCAAGATACCCAACAGCAACAGGTGATGGTTTATTCAAGAGAATTGTAATTGAAAACAATACACAAGATTTTGCAAATACCGACTATTACGCTTACTTACTTGGTATTTTAACATTTGCAAATCCTGAAGCAACAAACATTAACGTGTTTGCAACTTCAAGTATTGATTATGTTAACAACTCAAACTTAGTAGAAGAAGCGATAGACATGGTACAATACTCAAGAGCTGACTCAGTTTATATCTGTACAACTCCTGATTACAGAATGTATACTCCTGATTCAACTAACCCACAAGATATCATCTACTCACAAGAAGCGGTTGATAACTTGGATAATACAGGAATTGACTCTAACTATACCGCAACTTACTACCCTTGGATTTTAACAAGAGATACTGTAAACAATACTCAAATTTATTTACCACCAACAGGTGAGGTTTGTAGAAACTTAGCGTTGACTGATAACATTTCATTCCCTTGGTTCGCATCAGCGGGTTACACAAGAGGTCTTGTAAACTCAATCAAAGCTAGACAAAAACTTACACAAACTGACAGAGATACATTGTATCAAGGTAGAATTAACCCTATCGCAACTTTCTCTGATGTTGGAACTGTAATTTGGGGTAACAAAACTTTACAAGTTGCTGACACAGCACTTAACAGATTGAACGTAAGAAGATTGTTACTTCAAGCTCGTAAGTTGATTTCAGCAGTAGCGGTAAGATTATTGTTTGAACAAAACGACCAAGTTGTTAGACAACAATTCTTGGATAGTGTTAACCCTATCTTAGATTCAATCAGAAGAGATAGAGGTTTATACGATTTCCGTGTAACTGTATCTTCAACACCTGAAGATTTAGATGCTAACAGACTTGTAGGTAAAATCTACTTAAAACCAACGAAGGCGTTAGAATTCATAGATATTGAGTTCTTTATTACTCCAACAGGAGCTTCGTTTGAAAATATCTAATAAACTTAACGGGGGTACTTCGGTATCCCCTTTAATTGCCAAAGTATGAAAAGACAAATTAAGGAAGGATTTAAAGGAGAAGGAACTCCAGACATGAAATATTATGCTTTTGATTGGGATGACAATATTGTTCATATGCCAACAAAAATTGTAGTAAAGAGTGAAGATGGTGAAGAAATTGGTATGAGTACTGATGATTTTGCTGAACACAGACATGACTTAGGTAAAAATCCTTTTAAATATAAAGGTGAAACAATTGTTGGTTTTGCTGAAGACCCTTTTAGAAACTTTAGAACTGCAGGTGATAAAGATTTTTTAATTGATGCAATGAGAGCTAAAGAAGGACCAGCATTTGGTGACTTTAGAGAAGCAATTAATAATGGGTCAATCTTTTCAATTATAACTGCAAGAGGTCATAATCCTCAATCGTTAAAACA